CTCATGATTGTGCTTGCTGGCAACGAAGTCCAGCAATGCCGAAAATCCTTGCCTGTCTCGTTTTTGAGCTCGGACAAGTAATGTCCAAACTCTAACCTCGTTCCGATGTAGGCGAGAATTCCATCTTGTGATAAGATGAGATTCATCGCTTCCACTATATGAGGTGAGACCGGCGAATCCAGCATCAAGCTGACCCACGATCCTGATTCCACGTTGTAAACGTGCAGGTAGCAGGTTTTTAAGGCTATCAGAGGCATACCATAACCCTTTATTAAAGAGGTTGTTGGAGTTGTCAACGAGAGCCTGGCAAGATGCCGGACTGTCCGCGATTAACGTTTTTGGTTTGACTGGAGTCACATCGTGACCACAGAAACCATCAACACCGCAGGACTCACGAAAGTGACCGTTGACGTAGCTTTTAGTTACGTTAACTTTCAACTGAAGTAAGTCCATGACGCGGATTAATCGCGCATACCCGTATGAGGGGATAATAATATCATCCCCAAATACTCGTACTCGGTTGCGAAGTTTCCCAATCGTATGTTTATCGATAGGGCCGATGGCTGAACAGCCAAGAGCTATAAAGAGAAAACATAACGATTGAATAGGAAACGTCGCTGCTGTACCTTGCGAGGCGAATTTCCGTAATGACAGGAAACTCATTTCATTAGAGACTTCGTCTCTAATGTACCTCGTTCGTGCGGCGTGCAGAGCGTTGAGTAGGGAAGAATTTGCCCTAAACATGCGTTCCACGGTCCAACACGAAAGACGGTCACTAGCGTCGGACAAATCGACCGTTGCTAAAGACCTATCTCGGGAAGCTTGAAGTACAAGATCACCTGATTTACTTTGATCATGGAAATCGATAAAGTGTCTTGCGACACTTTTCTTTAGTTGCAGTTGCAACCATTTCCATATCATCTGCTGACACCACATATGTGGTGCAGATTCAGATGCGATCAACCTAGGACCTTTTGCAGTCTTAGGAACGCACATCAGGCGGCTAGCCAACTCGTGGTTAACCGGCTTTCCACGACGATCGCCTGCGGTCTTTCCGCAGAGATCGAAGGGAAATCTTGCATCAAGCTTAGCAGACCAACTCTTGAAATCTGATTTCTCAGACTGCTTGAGACGTTCTGCTACAGCACCTTTCCCATGTCTAAAACCAATGCCATGGCCTTCAGATTCCAAGTCTTCGGATAGAAGAACAGGGTCAAAGAAGTCCATATCATTGATGATCAGGTCAGCTACTTGCTGAACACGATCTAAGAGACGGATATCTTCCTTCTTCTTGCTTTCCGCGTCCTCCGTCGTCTCTTGATAGAGACTCGAGAATAGCGGTAGGCTTGTAGAAGGGTCGGAAGTACAATCCCCAAGATGGAGACTATACCTTCGATAGTTATCCGGGAGCCTGTCGTTACCCCACTGCAAAGTTGGGCGACGAAGTTTCCGTTCGACATCGTGGAAAGCCTTAACAGAGGATTGAATTCTCTCTGGTGAGCATTCCACTTCTAACTTCTTCCCCAAACAACAAAGTTGTCTAAGAAAGAAGATAGCGTTAATGTCGGGACTCTGTTTTAGACACGATCCCTTGTCAAACACCCGCAACCATAGTCCCGAAAATAGTTTCGGAACCTTGGTGCTCTTGGAAACCGCAGAACTAAGCGGTCCTTCAAGCTCAAGGCGGCCACTCTCGAGTCCTCTAAGTAATAGAGAATCGAGGTGCGGGAGGTCTAACGTGAAAACGGTTAAACCTCTAGTCTGACAATTAAGGGTGATTCTCTCTATATCTAGATCGAATCCCTTAAGATCAGGGTATGCTGCTCGGACATCCTTACGGAGTCCTTGCAAGACATGGAGTAACGCATTAACTAGGCTATTAGTCATAAGCCATCCTTATTAAGGAGGGTTAGTGATCCTAGCCGCAGAATGCAGACCTACCTATAGATTCCTTTTCTATAGTTGGAACCGGAAGGTTAAACCTCCAGATTCATCAACTTGGTGATATTTGCATTGGATGACGCAGTCAACCAAGCAAATAGCGCAGACGCCACATAAGTGGGATCAGTAAGGGTATCACCCTGCTGATTATCAATGACCACATACGTTTTACGTATAGTGGACAAGGTCGCCGGCGCCACCGGGAAAACTGTATGTACGAATTCGACGTTGTGACGGTCCACAAGGACCCCACGCTTCTTATCCGTATAAGTGGAATTCCTGATGTTGAGCACAAACTCATCCGTAGTCGAACGGAGATAGTACTTAGAAGTACCATGTCCAGAATCGATACGATTAAGAGCTTTTGCCACCGCATTGACGGTGAGGGTCTGGGGATCTGCGAACATTGTGTTACTCCGTGTTACGTCGTGTTGCTAAGCAAGGGCAATTATTACGCCTTCGCTATCGCTAGCGACGCAACAATACCCATCTGATTTCCCGAAAGGAACGGGAAATGGGCAGAAGGAGCGACTATCGGTATACTCCGCCTCTTAGTGTCTCTCAGACATGAGAAAGCACTCTGGGACCTCTGGTACCAATCGGGCCAGTTGTACCCAGGAGCGGTGTATAACGTACGCGTATGTTCCATGACCACAATATCGGCCAGGACGGCTGGAACAGAGTTGCGGAAGGTTTTTAAATAGCCTCCCACATCATAAGCCCAGTCAGTTAGCCACGACCAAGGCAAAACCTCCCATAAGGTTGCAGCATCAATAATATTTTGCTGAAAACCTAGGAGTGCCCGTTGTACTAACCTACGCGTTTGAAATGGAGTTTGTGAGATTGAAGTTTCCGTAGGTGACCACCTACAATGAACCTTCTTTCCCACAACCGTGTGACCAGTAACAGGTAAAGCAGAATACTGTCCCTGTGACTGAAATACGTGATTAAAAGACGTATTTGATTCCCACGCTCCAATTTCAACAGTCTTCCGGAATCCTTTAGCTGTGCGAAGCTTTTCAAGAACCTTAAGCCGTCTATCAACTTGATCGTTGAAAGACCACAATTTGAGAAAATCCCTATAATAAGGGAGTAATCCAAATTGTTGCATAAGGTAAGCATTCGCACCCTTCTTAGAGTATCCGCGCCAATCGTACGCCTTTAAGCGTTCATCGCCGCGGACCTTTAAAAGATGGGTAAGCTCTCCGAGTTGTAGAACGTTAGCCGGCACGTCAACATAAGCTGACGACGGCGAAGTTCTATTGATGCCCTGTATTGCGGCATCACCATCGGAAGTGATTCCAGCTACACCCATGTGTGGGAAGTTTTCTGGTGAGCTACCGTCAGTTGTATAATTCTGAAAGTATGCTCCCCAAAAACTCTGCCAGTGTTGGTCGTGCATTACTGCACCACTAACCTTGACAGATTCTGTAAAGAAGGGGTCGCAATCACCGAGACCGGTATGGTCACGGCAAAAAGCACTCTCCTTTAACAGAACCCCGCCACCTGAGACATCGCCAAAGCGTTGCCAAGTGCCATTAATGGCGGTAACGCCTTCGCTACGTTCTCTAGGGGCCATGAGTGTACTCCTTCGTCATGAGGGATGATCCAGATAATCCTAATATCATTAGGAAGAGCTGAATCTGTGCCCCGCCAAAAGGCGGG